TTACAGATTGCTAATAAAGGTTGCAAATAATGGGCTTTCGTAAACAAATGGACTATAATGCGGTACATCATCAAATTTATATGAGTGGTGTAGAACTTCATAGTAACTATAATGATGGATACAATCAGTTTGAAATCAAAAAAGACCTACATCGGATTAAATGGCTATTAGATGAAATTATGGCGGATAGTCCTACTTTTGTAGGTGAGGATGAATTCTTAAAAGAACACGACCAAACTAAAATGTGGAGAACTCTTTCAAAATGATATTTAATCACATTAAAGAACTAAAAGCGCAAGGTAAAAAGATTGGTATTACCTTCAGTACATTTGATATGCTACACGCAGGTCATGTTGCTATGTTAAGTGAAGCAAGGAATCATTGTGATTACTTGATTTGCGGATTACAAACTGACCCGACTATTGATAGACCTGATACTAAGAATAAACCTATTCAAAGTATTGTAGAACGACAGATTCAACTTGCGGCTTGTCGTTATGTAGATGAAGTTGTAGTTTATCAAACTGAACAAGACTTGATTGACTTGTTATTAATACTACCATTAGATGTTCGTATTTTGGGTACAGAGTATGAGGATAAAAACTTTACCGGACGTAATGAGGGTGCAGGTCGTGGTGTCCAAGTTATATTTAATAAGCGTGACCATAGTTTTAGTAGTTCAAGTCTACGCAAACGTGTAGCAGAAGCGGAGAAAAACAAAAATGCCTAAAAGAATTTTAATCATGGGGTTACCCGGAGCAGGTAAAACTTATCTAGCACAATATGTACTAGAACATTTACAAAACGAGAAGAAAAAAGTGGGTTGGCTTAATGCCGACGATGTACGTAAAAAGTATAATGATTGGGATTTCTCTACAGAAGGCCGTATTCGTCAAAGTCATCGTATGCGTGAACTAGCAGATACAATGACGGAATATGATTATGTTATCTGTGACTTTGTTGCACCATTAGTTGAAATGCGTAACAACTTCAAAGCAGATTGGACTGTTTGGGTTGATACTATTGATAAAGGTCGATTTGAAGATACCAACAAAGCCTTCATCCCACCCGAAGTTTATGATTTTAGAATTACAGAACAGCACGGTGAAAAATGGGGTGAGTTCATTGCCGCTCATGTATACGACAACCGCCGTAGACCAGTGTTTGATTGGCAGAAAGAAACTGTACAGATGTTAGGTCGTTGGCAACCATGGCATCAAGGACATCGTAAGTTGTTTGAACGTGCTATTGCTAAGACAGGACAAGTCGTTATTCAAATTAGAGATTGTCAAGGATGGCAAGGAAGTAATCCTTTTGCTATAGAACAAGTAAAGAATTTTATCAAGCGTGATTTAGATATGTTATATCAAGGTCAGTATGAGATACAAATCGTTCCAAACATTGTGAACATTACATATGGACGTGATGTTGGTTATAAGATTGAGCAAGAAACTTTTGACGAAGCTACTCATAATATTAGTGCTACTAAAATTAGGAAAAATTTAGGATTAGAATGAACGGACATAGAATCTGTATTATTTGTTTACCTAGATCCGGTAGTCAATTATGTGAAATATTATCCGGGGAAAAACATTCAAGTCTACAGTTAGGAGAATATTTTGAAAATTGGAATCGCAGTGAATACATAATTGATGAGTACAATACTATAAGATTAAAGAATTTTGCTAGCATTCCAACAAACTTTCAACTATTTGAAGGATTTGAAGAACGACTTAATTTATTAAAAAATACAAATACAAATCAATCATTAACTCTAAGAATATTTTTGATGGATCAATATAATAAAGATACACTATCTAATATAATAATAGAATTAAAAAATATAGGTTTTGAATTTATCACATTGAAAAGGGATATAAAAGAACAACTATTAAGTTACATGGTTGCCCGCACTTATGTAAAAAATGTATTTGGAATTAATAGTGAAATAAATCAACCGGTATACATTAATCTTATAAAATTAAATAAAGTACTAACTCACATCTATGATAGTCATCTATTATGGGAAAAGAACTTATCTTTGGTATTACACAACATTGAATATCAAAAAGTAAATTATGAATCTATACATGTAGATATGGAAAACATCTACAATACAAAATTCAAATATCAAGGTGAAAAGTCAATTAAAGGTGACCCATTTGATTTAATTATAAATAAAGAAGAGGTTATGGATTTTTTAACAAATCTTTGACTTTACCAATACCGGTCTCTTTGGGCTCATCCCGGTATACAAATTCTGCGTCCTATGCTATAATACAACATAGGAGAACACAATGGCAAACAAAAAATTCTTTTCAACAAAGACATACAGACAAATAGGTCCTGTCGCATATCGTCAATGGCGTGCTGACAGTCATTGTAATTTGATTCATGGCTATGCTATGAGTTTTCACTTTGAATTTGAAGCTGATACATTAGACGCCCGTAACTGGGTAACTGACTTCGGTGGACTACGACCATTAAAAGATAAACTAGAAGAATGGTTTGACCATACTCTATTAGTCGCACAAGATGACCCGATGCGTGAGCATTTGTTAGAATTAGGTCGTTTGAAACTAGCAAAGATTACAGAAGTAGAACGTACTGGATGTGAAGGTATTGCTGACTTCTTGTATGAATACATTAACACAATCTTTTTGCCTAACTGCGGTAGTGAAGAAGCAAAGCGTGTATGGTGCTGTAGAGTAGAGGTCCGTGAGACTGATAGTAATATGGCAGGTCGCGGTGGTCATAGAGAAGATAGAGAGTTTGAATAATGTTGAAAACAGAAATAGTAGATAAGGTAGGACATACCTTAGTAGACATATTTCATAGACTTGCATTGTTTGCTATTGGTGCCGCAACAGTATGGGCAGCCGGTTGGACCTTTGCTGAACTGTTTCAAAAACATCACGCAACAGTCGGTGACTTATTATTAATGTTTATCTATTTGGAAATAGGTGCAATGGTAGGCATTTATTTCAAGACCAATCATATGCCTGTCAGGTTCCTGCTATACATTGCCATAACAGCACTAACACGACATATGGTAGATATAATGAGTCATCAGCCAATCAATGTTGTTGAAATGTTGGCGGTAGCCGGTTCTACCTTTGTTATAGCAATAAGCGTATTAGTTATTAGATATACTAGCTCAAAATATCCTAGTAACAATAAAGATGAGGTGGCTTAATGAACAGTTTAGAAAAAATCTGGGCTAGAGCAACTGGTCATCTGATGGGTAACACCGATGACGATAGGCCTGATGTTCCTATTCTTACATTAAGGGAAGCAAAAATCGCATTGTTCCTAAAAACTTTCTGGGTGGTGCTTCATGTGATAACATGTTGTTTCATTATAGCAAATACAATACATAATTGGTAAAATATGAGTAACATAAAAATTTCAGAACTATTCTATAGTATACAAGGTGAGGGTAGATATATGGGTGTCCCCTCCGTGTTCCTAAGAACATATGGATGCAATTTTACGTGCGGTGGCTTTGGAATGCCTAAAGGAGAAATAAGTAGTGAAAGAGATGTTATTGCAATTAAAGCAGAAGATTATACAGATTATAAATCCTTACCGCTTGTCAGCACGGGATGTGATAGTTACGCATCTTGGGACCCTAGGTTCAAGCATCTTAGTCCTGTGCTCAGTACCGTTTCTATTGTTGACTCTATTCTTACTATCCTTCCTCACAATCGCTGGATGGATGAGCACCTTGTCATCACTGGTGGTGAACCTCTTCTTGGATGGCAAAGAGCGTATCCAGAACTACTTTCAAACGAAAAGATGAGGAGTCTCAAAGAGATTACATTTGAAACTAATGGTACACAAGAACTAAGTCAAGACCTCTCTATGTATTTACAGCAATGGAAGATTAACAGAGAAAAGAATGCATTAACATTTAGTGTTAGTCCTAAACTAAGTATTAGTGGTGAGAAGTGGGAAGAAGCAATTTGTCCTAGTATCATTCGTCAATATGAAAGTATTGGCTTTGTATATTTAAAGTTTGTTATCGCTACTAAAGAGGATGCATTAGAAGCAGATAAAGCTGTACAAGAGTTTCGTACAGGTGGCTTCAGAGGCCCGGTATACTTTATGCCCTGCGGTGGCGTAGAATCATTGTATAACTTGAATGCTAAGAATGTTGCGATTGAAGCAATGAACCGTGGTTATCGTTATAGTGATAGACTTCAAGTACCTCTTTTCAAGAACCTCTGGGGTACGTAAAATAGTACTATGTTAGATTATCCAATATCCGATGATGTATTTTATAACAATGCATTAGGACGAGGTCTAGGATCAACTCTTAAGTTTGCTTGGTTACCTAAAAGATGTGTGTTAACCGGTAAGTTGATTTGGTTAACATATGGTTATAGGATTACAGCAATGTGGTCAGGTCCAGGTGAGTCTATATTTGAACACAAATGGCACGATAAGAATGCCCATATTATGTGGTTATTAAAAAGGTAAATATATGTATGAATTAAGATATTTTGTCCGAAACGGTTGGGACGGACCAGAAAAAGTGTTACAATATAGAACACAAAGTGAAGTAACAGATTATAGTACAACCACTATTAACGGTAGTTTTACTAAAAAACGTGAATGGACTGAGTGGCAAGATGTACCTACAGTAAAAGATAAATGAAACTATATAACAAACGAATTGCTTTTTTGATTAGTGACCAACACTTTATTCCTCACGGGGGAATAGGTAGTTTTGCTAAAGGCTTCACCGAGATGTGCGGTCGTATTGGTTGGAAAGTTGATATCATTTTAGACAAGGCTCCTACTAATGACTTTAGTGAACTGATTATATCATTGGGTGCTAACATTATCTATTCGGATGAACCACTACGATACAGTGACCATACTGCTACGTTTGCGTTTAGTGATACAATTAACTTTGAGAAGATTATTAACTTCCGTAAAAGTATTCTTAAAGCATTTGAAACAAACGTCTATGATATGATTGTATGTAATACACAGGAAGCAATGACTGCTAGTTATGCCATGACAGTCAATAAGTATATACCTGTTGTATTCTATACTCACTTACATAGTATGATCTTCCGTGAAAGTCAAGGTAGTGATGTATTCTTAGACAGTTATCACCACTTCTATAACAAGCATATGGAGTTTACTGATATCATTATTGGTACACAAAGTCAAAAGAACATTGACGAACTTACTAAGTTTGGCGCAACTAACTGTGCTTTACTACGTATGCCAATGAGTGAGCGTGGATTACTAGAACCATATACAGGATCTCACAAAGGTGTACTATTCATTGGACGTTGGGAAGAAGGTAAAAACCCAGAAGCATATATTCGTGTAATGAAAGAATGTAAATTACCATGTAAGGTAATGACTAATAGTAACGGGGCAAAGAAGTTTGAGAAAGCTTTTGCAGATGCAGGTATTACTGATTATGAAATACGTGCAGGTATTACTGGTCAAGAGAAAGTAGATTTCATTCGTAGTAGTGGCGTATTCTTTATGCCAAGTTTGCGTGAGAACTATCCATTTGCTTTCTTAGAATGTCTAGGTCATATGCCATGTGTCGTATTAGATAATCAAGATTGGTCAGATAACTTTAATAAAAAATACTTTCATAAAGTTAATATTAAAGATGCCGGAAAGACTATTACAGAAATATATTGTTCTACTCAATCAGCAGAAGCATTAGATTATGTATGTGAGTTAGATGATGATGTATCACAAGGTTGGATTAGTTTCTTAGATAACTTTCCCGGTAAACGTAGCAATACAAATTCCGCAAAGATTAATACATATGAAACAGTCAAATACCGTGATTACATTATAGATTTAGATCGTAAGCATTTAGCACGTGAAGATTTTGAAAGTGTGTTGGGAAACAAGTATAAGTTTCTGTCAGTATATTATACAGATGCTGATACTTATTTTAGCAAAGATCCAACATTTAAACCAGTAGAGGAAGAGACAGGCTTAAGTTTGTTTGAAGGATTATGAAAAAGATTTTAATTACAGGTAACTCAGGTTACATTGGTACACATCTAAGTAAGATGTTAATGGATTCATTGAAATATGAAGTTCATGGATTAGATATACGTGAACCTCAATATCCATTGCATAGATTTTATCGTCAAGATATCAATAGACAGTTTACTATTGATGAAGAATTTGATGCAGTCATTCACTTAGCCGCATTGGTCAATGTAGGTGAAAGTGAAAAGATGCCTATTCGTTATTACATTACTAACTTAAACGGCACAATGAATGTAATTAATAAAGTTAAAACAAAAAACTTTATTTTTTCTAGTACTGGTGCCGCACAAGCGTGTGAAAGTGCATATGGTGTTAGTAAACGTGCCGCAGAAGATGTGATACGTGAATATTGTACAGAACATAAACCTACAGATTATACTATCTTTAGATTTTACAATGTAATTGGTACTACAGTTACTAAACCTACTAACCCTGATGGGTTATTCTACAATTTAATTAAAGCACGTGATACTGGTAATTTTACGATATATGGTAATGATTACCCAAACACAAGTGACGGTACGTGTGTGCGAGATTATGTTCACGTAGAAGAAATCTGCCAAGCATTATGTGACGCAATTGAGAAACCTGCCAACAATATTGAATGTTTAGGTCACGGTGTAGGTTATACTGTGCGTGAAATGGCAGAGAAGTTTCAAACTATCAATGAGTGTGACTTTGAAATAATTAAAGGACCCAGAAGAAAAGGTGACATTGAGTACTATGTACTTGAAGATGTGTCACCCTATATGAAGAATCTTTATACAATTGAAGAATTGCTTAAGATTTAGCCTTACGTACAAATTGTTCAGCAATCATTACTAACTCTTGCATTTGCTCTACACTTTCGCAGTTCCATCTACGTAGTGCCTTATTGATTGGGCTATCTGGATCTCTTTTAGTCTTAGCACTTGCTCGGGACTTTTTCATTCCTCCCATTCTTGCACAGAAACTTTTACGACGGTTAGCAGCCTTACTACCCTTTTTCAACTTACTAGGTTTAGTAGTTACAGCAGTCTTTAACTTTGATCCTGGATTCTCTCTACGATATGCTTTAACGGCTTTACTGCTCATGCCGTCAGTTTTGTCCTTCTTGTTAGTCTTTTGCCAGTCTTCCTCAAGTTCTTCATCTTGTGCGGCTGAATAAGCCATATGTACAAAATCTTCTGTGTTTGGATGATTGCCACCTATGATCCAATCCATACCAGCACTATTAGATTGAGGGTATATAGTAGCAATTAACCCATTACTAAATTCCAAAACCCATGTATCATCTTCTCCGGGAGGTCCAAATGCAAACTCTAAATCTTCCTTAGAGGTTCTTAATGAACCCTTTCCTGTTGTCTTGTGCGCCTTCATTCCGGGATCATCGCTGATATTCATAACTTCAGTTGGATCAAATTTATCCAAATAACGTTTATCGTTTTTTGACCTACCAAACATACCCTCTTCTTCATCTATTCCTTGCTCTTTTTTCTTAGAAATGGCTATAGCAGCCTGTTGAGCTGGGTTAGCGGCTTCATCAATATCATACTTGTCGTATTTGTCTCTAATGGTGTCAAGTTTCTTTTCACCGGCCCCTTCACGGCCTGCTTTGGCTAATGCTTTCATACCATCTTTACCGTATTTTTCATTGCCTTTGGCTGCACGGCTCATGGTTTTTTTATCTGATTCTGATATAAATTCGTTAAATCTCATAGTGGTATCCGTAAATAGTTGACTTTATTGCGTAAACGTGTTACACTGTATCTTATTATTTATCACTTTGGACTATTACTTTGACAAATCAATATATCAAACGCATCGGCTTTGCTTGTAAATGGGCAGAGATCAACAAAAAAGGTGAAATTGTTTCAGCCGAAGGTCTTAATACGGGTGGAACTACACAAGCTTGGGCAAAGCGTAATAATCGTAGTGTAGTAGAAGAAAAGATTATGGATGTTGCTAAACGCAATATTATGAATACTCACGCACTGGTTAAGCGTGTAGCTACATTAGAACCCGAATTGCGTATGGTTCGTCTTACTAGCGATATGCTTAGTTTTTATACTATGGATGGATACAAAGAATTTTGGCAATCAACCGATGTACAAAATAGTTTACAACGATGGTTTGCACCCATTGGTGAAACTGCTAGGGCAAATGATGTTAGACTAAGTTTTCACCCTGACCAATTTGTTGTTTTAGCAAGTGACCGTGAAGAAGTAGTAAATAAGAGTATAGAAGAATTTGAATATCATTGTGACATGGCTCGTTGGATGGGTTATGGTCAACAATTTCAAGATATCAAAATCAATGTACATATCTCTGGTAGAAAAGGTCCTCAGGGTATCAGAGATGTTTATGGTAGACTCAGCCCCGAGGCACGAAACACACTAACACTAGAAAATGAAGAATACACACATGGATTACTTGACTGCTTATCGTTATCTGACCTCGTCCCTACGGTCATGGACATTCACCATCATTGGATTAAAACGGGAGAATATATTCAATCGACTGATGATCGGGTTAAAATGGTTAGGGATAGCTGGCGCGGTGTCAGGCCTACTTTACATTACTCCGTCAGCCGTGAAGATTGTCTTGTTGAACACTCCCGACACGAACGTCCCGCCCATGATGCGTTGATTGAAGCAGGATATAGTAAACAGAAACTTCGGGCACATAGTGATTACTATTGGAACGAAGCGGTGAATGATTGGGCATTGACATTTATTGATAATTTTGATATGATGTGTGAATCGAAGGCAAAGAATCTTGCCAGCTTTAAATTACTAGAAAGATACAAATGTTTGAAAAACTAAAAAACTTATTTAAAAAGCAAGAGGATAAGCCTATTGCTAGGAAAGAGCTTCCTAAGCCTACTCCTAAACAAGCCAAAACTAAAACTGAACTCACAGAAAAAGAAAAAGCAACAGCGGCAGGTGAACCGTATATTGCTATTACTAAGGTAGAAATCAATCCTGAGAATATCAATGATGGTGCATTTGATTTAGATTTTAATGACAAATTTGTATTGAATCTTATCAAAGCAGGTTATAGGCAACGTGAAGATGATACAGATGTGATCATAGTTGATAGGTGGTTTCAGACAGTATGTCGGAACGTAGCATTAGAGATGTATGAGCAACAGGTAGCAGATCCTGAGAATCGTGATGCAAGAGTTATTCGTACAAAAGATTTAGGTAACGGTAGAACAGAGGTAAGCTAATGACAACACTTAAACATATGAAATGCTCTATGCCCAACTGTCACAATACAGTTGGTCAACATAGTAAACAAAAGAATGTTAACAAACAAGTGTGTTCTGCACATCGTAATTCTAGAAAAAATGAAGTAGACAAATGGAAAATGGATGCCGGATGTGCCAATAAGAATGGCAAATATGGTTTCCCTTGTACTGCAAACGAAATCCTAGATCCAGTACAACTTGATATTAATCACGTTGACGGAAACAACGATAACCGTGATGAAAAAAACGTAGAGGTCCTATGTTGCTTATGTCATAGAATGGTTACTTTACGTGAAGAACATCACAAACAACCAAAACAAAGCCGTAGGGCAAAAATTGTAGACACTGGATTGTTTACAGGATTGATTGAAAAATATGACCAAAATATTAGCTATTTAATGGGTTATGAAGTATAATATACATATATTATAATAGGTAATAGGATCCACATGAAGTACGCACTTATTGACACAGCTAATACATTCTTTCGTGCCCGTCACATTGCTTCTCGCAATAGTGATACTTGGGAAAAGATCGGAATGGCACTACATCTTACACTAGCATCGTGTAATCAAATAGTTCGCAAATTTGGCATTGACCATGTTGTGTTCTGTCTTGAGGGCAGAAGCTGGCGTAAGGACTACTACGAGCCATATAAAAAGAATCGTATCGTTGATACACAATCACAAACAGAAGCAGAGGTTGAAGAAAATAAAATGTTCTGGGAAACGTATGAACATTTTACTACATTTTTGCGTGAGAAAACAAACGTAAGCGTATTACGTGATCCTAAAGCAGAAGCAGATGATTTGATTGCACGTTTCGTTCATCTACATCCCGAGGATGAACATTTCATTATTAGTAGCGATACTGATTACATCCAACTGATTACTGAAAGGACCAAACAATATAATGGAATCACTAATCAGTTGATTACACTTGACGGATACTATGATGACAAAGGTCGTATTGTCAAGGATAAGAAAACTAGTGAACCAAAACTGTTAGGTGATCCACAATATATCCTATTCGAGAAATGTATGCGTGGTGATTCAACCGACAATGTGTTTAGTGCATATCCCGGGGTACGTAGTAAAGGTACACAAAAGAAAGCTGGTTTGATGGAAGCGTATGCTGACAGAAAAAAACAAGGTTTTGATTGGAATAATATGATGTTACAACGATGGGCTGATCATAATGGGGTAGAACATCGTGTACGTGATGATTATGAACGTAACCGTGTATTGATTGATTTGACTTGTCAACCAGATGAGATTAAACAATCAGTAGATACAAACATTCGTGAGGGTGTACGTACAACAGTTACCCCTCAAGTTGGTATTCACTTTATGAAATTCTGCGGTAAATATGAACTGACTAAAATTAGTGAACAAACAGACACATATGCAAAATGGTTGAACAGTCCTTATCAAGGGAGTTTAGTATGAAAACAATGTGGACAGTTGAATTACAGGAAGATCCTGTTACCGGCGACTCTATCTTAGAGTTTCCACCGGATATGTTAGAACAAACAGGTTGGGTCGAAGGGGATTCATTAATTTGGGAAGATAATGGAGATGGAAGTTTTATGTTAACTAAGAAAGAAACACAATGGGTTCTTGTAGAATGTATTGGTACCTTTCGTAAGCGTTATATGGTCGAGGTACCTGTAGGTACTGACGATTACGGTAAAGACAAATCATTGTGGGCATTAGACACAGTAACAATGGAAGAGGCCAAAGAGTTCAGCCAAAAGTATTTGGGTGAACAAATTGTAAGCCATCGTGTTGTTACGTATGACGAAGCTATTGCTTTAACTGATAAGGATAATGATTATACTATATCTTGGGATAATGACACAAAAGTTAAAAACTTTTTCACAACATTGGCTGACCAAGAAAAATGACCTTTAGTAAGCCTGACAAAACTATTAAAACAATAAGACAGGATGACCCTGACTTTCATATTCATAATGGATTTCTTATGGCGCCACGTGCTGGATTTGAAATTAGCAACAAATGTCCAAGACAATATAAACTTATGATTATAGAAGCTATAAAGAATGGATGGCTACAACCTATAGCATATATGAAAGAATCTGAATACGTTTGGGAACAACTAGGAGAATAATATGGATGATTATGATTATAACAATTTGAAATCTATTCTAGCAAAGAATCCACAAGAACTATATATTTGGTGGATTGGTTTAGATGAGGATAATAAGAGTTATGCTATGGACCTTATTAAGGTATATCATAATTCCATAAAAGAATATCAATTTGCAGTACTAGATGATATTGAGGATGTATCAATTGCCCGTGACCTATTAAAACAGTTTATGTTATAATGCCAACTTTAGCAGAATATTTCAAAGCAAACCGATATCAGGGTAAATACAATATCGGTGATCGTATTATTGGTAAATGGAATAAGATTCCATTCGTAGGTACTGTGGGTAATGATACATTGATTAATGAGATTGAAGGTCCACGAATTAGTGTTCACTTAGATTTACCGATTAAATATAAAGATAAAATACATCGTGTTATAATTGTTAAACACAAGGATGTAAAATTATTTAAGTAAAGGATAAGTATGGATAATGAAAAGATTAAAAAAATAGCAGAACAGTGCATTACGGACGGAACATTTGATGTGGGCAAATTTACTGAACTTTTAGTAAATGAATGTTTAAGTGTAGTTACTGAAGTGATTAGCCCACACGTGCATACTACCTTTGATTTGGCACAACATCAGGGTAGTATTAATCAAGTAAAACTTGCTATTAAAAATCATTTTGGTATGGAGTAATATAGGCTTGACAAACACATTTAAACATAGTATACTTACACAGAGGAATAATATGACAAAAACATTAATTGCTAAACCTGTAGTTAAAAATCAATTTTGGATTGTAACAGATGGTAAAGAAAAAGTAGGTAACGTATTAGCTGACGGGTCTGGATATGAAGTTAAGCTAAACGGGGCAAAATCTCACTATAAAAATACTACTGCTATTAAGCGTAAAACAAATATTGAATTTGAGGCTGTTAAAAAAGTAGACAAAACAACACACGATTTACCCTTTAAGGTATATCCAACAACTAATAAAGTTTTTAATAGTATATTAGATATCAAGCGAAAATTGCATCTATTTACCACAGATCCAAAAAGCAAGTGTTATCACGCCGCAGGATGGTTCACAATACAACAAGGTAGCGAAAAAGAAGTGATTTTTTGTCCTAAATATATCTTTATTCAGCGTTATCCTTATCAAGGTCCGTATAAATCTGAAGCTGAGGCAAAAAAAGCGATAAATACTTAATGATTAACGTAAAACGATTTATAGATAAAGTATCCGCAATGGAGAGCCGACAGGGAAAAGATGTTGTAATCCCTATAGGTGAGGCTCGTGGATTACGTGATGAATTAAGTAAATTAATTACAGATAACTATGAATTGTTGCAGAACAAGGCTTCAGTAGAGCCTGCATTTCAAGTAGAAATTAACGGTGGTAGATTTTAATGAGTAGAACACAACCAAAAGTCTTACTTGAATTAGTAGACAAAGTAACATACAAGTGTGACCAAATTGTAGAGGCAGCTGGCATATGGGCAGTATTTTATGACGGTCAACCTATCAATTTAAAAAGCCAACATTACTTAGATAATGAGTCAACTCCTAAATATAAGAAAACAAGTTTTAGTAATCCCGGACACGCACGTAATCTATGTCGCAAGCTAAATCTACAGTTTAAAACAGATAAGTTTACCGTAGTGTTTATGAACTCAGGTAGAGTTGTCTACCCAGATGAGTAAGCGCAAGACTCTTAAAGAAACTATTACAGAAGTTGTATTGGCTCAACTTCCTGACTCACTCAATCAAGAAAAAATTATACCAGTAGATAAGCTATTATTTAAATGGTGGATGACTGGTCGTCAGGATGGATTACGACTAACTGATACCGGTGATCTAGCATTCAGAATGGCAGAAATTGAATTTTATCAATATGAGTTGAAGCTACAACCAGAAACACAATATCACGCTTATATATTAGATTTAAATAAAAAAATCAAATGTCCCTACTATATGGGAGTAAATAAAGATGGAAAGAAAAGCTTTCCCTATATACGATTCTATGATAGTAAAATTGCTATGATGATTAGTTTGTATGGGAATGTAAATGATTACTTAGATAGTATAAAGGTAAAAAAATGACAGAAGAAAAGAAAAGCAAAAACCCATTTATTAACTTAGCTAATGCCGCTAAAAAAGATATGAAACATCCTGGATTGGGCAAAGCACCCAAATCACAAGGTCCTAAACCAACTAAGGGTAATGGTGGTGCAACTGTAGTTCGTAGAAGTGGAAGAGGTGGTTAATACCATTCACCTTCATTACGCATACGTTTAATGAAGGTTAAGTAGGTGCTACATACTCCGTAGCATCTTAATCTTACAGTACTAAACAATGCTCTATCTTTTATTTCAGGTAGAACAACTATACTATTATTATTAACAGGTACTGTGCCGGGTGTCCATAACTTATTGCTACTAGTTAATGCATTTACATTAGAATTAGGTTGATAAAAATAGTTAGGATAATTTCTTATTGGTTGTGTAGTAAACCAATCATATGTTTCCTGATTCCCGCATTTAATCCAAAAACGATTCCCCTGTAAATATTTGTCAGTAACTTCTATTGGATTTTCTTCAGGTCCTACACATAATGTATTATCTATTCTCCAAACATCAACCATACAAGCAAATCCATTATTGAAGGATTTCCCTATTTGGTCAGGAGTATTGGCATCTTCATAGTTTTGCCCATCGTAAATGCCCTGATAAGATATATATAACATAATATGTATTTATGTCAACGGAATCAATAGCTACCGCGTTATATATATGTAGACTATAAAATCTACTTCATTAACTTAAAGGAAACTTAAAATGAAAACATTAGCAATCGTAATCCTATCAGCATTGTCATTAACAGCATTTGCTCAAACTGCAACCACTGCCGCTAAGCCAGCAACCCCTGCTCCGGCAGCTACAGCACCGGCTGCACCTGCTAAGGCAGAAGCACCAAAAGAAGAAATGAAGTTAGCTAAGAAAAAGGATGCTCCCAAGGCAGATGCCAAAAGTGACGCAAAGCCTGCTAGTCCAGCAAAAGCTGACGATAAAAAAGCCGAAGCTTCTAAGAAGTAATCCATACAGACTCATTGCAATTAGAACCTGGGGACTTGATCCAAATCAGGTTCTAGTTAGTGATGAGGACATATTAGTTAATTCCCGTCGCATTATATTAAAGATTGAAACCTCTTTAACTAACGATGATGAATTAACTGATTATGTCAATTTAAGATTGTTTCTGGCCAGAGAAATGGCTATGTCAAAATATAGAGAAATCTATCAAGTGGCATAAATATATATGAAGTTACGGGTTCTTCATAAAAACCCACTTTAAACACACACATAGGAGATATAAAATGTTTAACACAGCAACTTACGCCTTTATTGACGGCGTTTCAGACTTTAAAAAGAAATTCGTAGAACAAACAGTTCAACACGAAGGCATCAAAACAGCATTAAACGGTTTTGTTGATGCACAAGCAAAATATACTAAAGCAGCCGCAGATGCAGGAATGCAATCTATGATGGGCTTGGGTATGATTTTCACAAGCAAAGATTTCTACACAGAAATGGGCAACCAGTTCAAAGCAATGGTTCCTGCTTTCAATATTGCAAAAACTGCAAAATCTACAAAGGTTAAGTAATATGAAGAAACTTCTAGGAATGTTAATAGCGTTCCTGGGTTTCTCTACAGACACCTACGGAACAGAGTTAGAAAGATATATTGTTGGCCGAAATCCAAAAGATGCAGGCGACATTGAGCGATTGACCTACGAGTTCCATCGCAAACAATCAGATTGGAGATTTCTATGAACACACTTAAACACCTATTTAACAGCCTATTAGAGGCAATACAGTCTATCAAAGACTACAAAGCGAGTAAGATGAAATGAACCAATGGCAACCGATGACCGATGAAGATTGGGAATGGGTTAATTACGGTACATTACCAAAACCCGTTGACAAATATACTAAGTCAATATAAAATAAACACACATACACTTTTTAAGGAAACAAAATGACAGACTATACACCAAAATTGCCCGAAGTTAAATTTAACAAGAACGGCTATGAACTACGTACAGATATCTTGGCTATGGCTAAAGATGCTGTTCAACACGAATATCAAATGAAATTTCACGGTTGGGAAATGAGCGCAAAACGTGATGAGAAAACAGGTCAACTTGTTTCTACTGTTGCAATGCCAGAGTTTCCAGGTCTGGACAAGATCCTTGAAACTGCTGAAAAAATGTATGGTTTTGTAAATAATCCGACAAAAAAATAATATATTTTTTATATAAAAAGGCTCTTCGGAGCCTTTTTTTGTGCTATAATTAAATCTTCTTAAATGGAGATAAATACTTATTATGAGATTCAATGAAATTAAAAATCGTATGGACACGGAAAAAACAACGCCTGCTCCAGAACAACAAGTGCAACCTGCACAGCAAACACAAACTGCACCTGAGCCAGAGCCAGATGCACAATTTGCATCACGGGCGCAGATTAAACAACTGGCTGCTAACTTAGAACAAGATATGCCGGACGTTCGCTTTGAGGTACAAACTAAATCAGGTTTACCTTATATACGAGTATTTGGATCTGATAAACAAACAATCACAAGTTATTTAAAACAATATGGTTATGACAACTTACCACTAGAACCAAAACAGTTTGGACTTAGTAGCAAGTATAGAAGTAATATCTTAAGCTATAACGCAGGTAATACTATCTACTCTATGGTTGTTGCTGGATCGGGTAAAAAAGATGATGATGGCAAAGGTGTTTCTGTTAGTATCAAAGAATTCACTCCTACTACACTGGGTCTTGCTGGACAAATATATAATCGTAATTCACTTATTAAAGATACACAAGCCGCAGTAATTGCTAAGACAAAATCACGTCCTGAATTACAACAAATTCTTTTAGAATTAATCCAGGTTGCAGCCGGTGCACAACCAGCATTATCACCTGAAACTAATGAAAATTTAAGTCAACGTGCAAGAGACCAGTTAAGTGTTGACTTCGGTGAGATTCTTGCTCCGATCAAATTAGCTAATAAGAATGATAAGATTGAGTTCCCTAAAGAAGGTAACTTCCCATTGATTGATGTTTTTGTTGGTGATCTTAAATATAGTGTAAAGAGTTTAACAGGTAGTGGTACGAGCTTTAGAAGTATCCAAAACTTAATGGATAACTTTGAGGGAACTATTCAAAATGATAAGACACAAGAAAAACTATTCTCATTATTCAAAAGTTATCATCCTAAAGCAGGCGGTAAAAATGTAGATAAAATTATTGCTGGCTCTAAGCATATCAATGTTCCAGAATACGCTAAAATTTCAAGTATTTTGGGTGAAGATTTCACAGACTACGCTTCATTACAATCACTACTCAGCAAACAGCAATTTGCTAAGATGCCAAATGAACAAGGTTATAATACATTCTTAAAGATGTTTTATCCGGCAATGATTGCGGGTAATTGGGGTAAGCCAGTAGGATTACCCGCAGATGGTAATTACTATATGGGTACTTCTAAGGGTAAAGAAAAGCCCACAGAAAAAGAAGCAGGATATCCTAGCTTCAGGGCTAATCCTGCAAAAGCCGCTACAGATATCTTAACTTACGTAATGGGTATCGGTACACTTAATGCAGTTGAGCGTGGTCCTGATGCACAGGAATATGCAAAAATGATGACCAATATTGTTAACCAAAGTCCCGCTTGGTTAGGTCGTTTAGATATCACAGATAGTGGGCAAGTTGTTGCTAGTGCGAAACCGTTTACTGAATTGAAATTCAAGTTCCAGTATCACGCACCAAGTCACAAACCGGGCAATAATTTACCCGGATTTATGATTGTATATTGACACATAATAGTTTTTGTGTTATCATACGTGTATGATTACCTGTATAAACAAAGATTGCACACTCGCCGGTGATGACATAGCTAATTTGTCTATTGACTTATTGCTTACTGACCCGCCCTATAACATCAGCGAAGATGGTGCTCAACCAGTCTGGATTGATAAAGAAACTGGTAAGAACAAAACAACTATTCACAATCAGAAATTTAGCGAAAGCTTTGAACAAGATTGGGATAGTGTTGAACATACAGAGTTTCTAAATCAAATGAATAGCTGGGCTAAGTTCTGGTTTACAAAACTACGTAAGGGCGGTACATTCGCAATCTTTATTAGTGACCAATATGTTTCATATCTATGGAAGATTATGGAAGATGCAGGCTTTGAACCGAAACGTGTATTCACTTGGAAGAAACCAGCCGCAGTTCCTTTTAATCGTCAGGTCAATCCTGTAAGTGCGTGTGAGTATGTACTATTTGGTATTAAGCCAGGTGGTAAGCGTACATTCAATGCTGATAGTATTGAGGGTACTATTGTAGAACGTTATGCTAGTGCTGACAAAATTAGTAGTATTGTTTATAAAATGATTAAGGATGCTGACAATCTTAACGACTTAGATAGTATTTTTGCTAATGCTAAAAAAGAAGCAACAAAGATGTTAGCAGATAGAAAACGTACTACAGAGGGATTGATTCAATGTGTCATCCCAAATACTATTACATATAGTGGTGGGTTAGGCAAGAACAAAATTCACCCAACACAAAAGCCTACTGAGATATTAGAATACTTTATTGAACTGTTAAGTAACAAAGGTGATACAGTATTAGATACCTTTGCCGGATCTGGTTCCACAGGAATAGCTTGTAATAAATTAGATAGAAATTGTATTTTAATTGAACGTGATGTAGTTATGTTTGATAAGATGAAATTACGCATTGATACAACCCAGACTAGTAACCTAGTCTTGGACGACACCGTGTTTGAAGTACTACCCTAAATTTGACATTAAATGGATTTGGGTCTATAATAGAGTCTTATTCAGTCAAAGGAGCTAGTATGAATTTCACACAATATATGCTTGATTTTTATGGTCCAAATGGTTTATACCCAGAGGGCTTTACTAGTACCCAAATCAGTCTTGCTACTCAACTTTACAAATGCCGTCTTCCTGAAGGCGAAGAGTTTTGGGGAGACAGTATAGACCGTGAACGTGTCCGTGATATTATTTTGGCCGCACGTGAATCTGTGGTTCCTGAATACTCCAAAATTTGACAATAAATGGGCATTGTGCTATAATAGAATCTTAAACAGTTAAATAAAGGAAACAAAATGTCAGCATTAACAGCGTATGTGGATCGTAAAAATTCTTTTTCTAAAATCTTTGGTAACAAGGAACTTAGCTTGCAAAATGCAAGTGACCGTCAAAAAATTGCTGATTCAATCGATAGTGATTTGAGTCCTGAAAATCTTACGTGTGACGGCGAACTTCCACGTAGTCAGGTTAACGCCCGGTACAAGGCATTGACTAGTGCGGCATTTGAATTAAAGCGTTTGGACCCGTCAGTTAAGTTTTACGAGTACGGCACAGAAGTTTAAGGAGATTACTATGCCAGGATTTGCTAACGTATCAAATATGACTAGTCGTCAGATCCAACGGTTGGGTCATTCAGATGATTCTACTCCGTATCGTGTAAGAACCAACACTAAAAAAGTTGTTTTGAATTTTAACGCCGATGACGTATGGAGTGCGGCTTGTCAGGCACAACGTACTAATGGTGCGTATGTTAAACTGAGTGTGTTGACCGAGGACGACAAAAGCCAGAACAAACTATCCAATCGTCAGATTGTTGAAAGTTTGTTGGTTGACACTACATTGATTACCGACGAGTCTAGGGAAGAAGGTAAAAAGGTTCGTGCTTTCTATCAAGCATTCACTTTCAAAATCCTGCAAGGTAAACACTTGAATGAGTTTGATAACAATGCTATGGTTATTTCCAATCGTGATGTTATTACTAGTACATATGATTTGGCAGTTATTGCTAGCTTACCAAGTTGCTATGAGCGTGGTGTAAAACGTCAAACTGTAGACCAGCGTGTTAACTTTGCTACTGGTGGTTTGATTGGTACCGTTGGTAAAAAAGTATCAACAAGTATTGAAGTATTGAGGTCCGTATACTCACAAACTTACAATGTAAATTTTGTAACCGGTATCAATAGTGATGACCAAGTTGTTTTCTTTGCTTACAAAAAAGATTTAGAAGCAGGCAAAATGTATGACATTTATGGTACTGTTAAAGCTCATAGAGATAACACTACCCAACTTAATCGTGTAAAGGTGATTGTATGAATATGTCAATAGAAATACTTTTTAAACAAGCCGGTGGCTATGTTGAAATCGATGATGGTGGAAACAAATCCACTTACACATATGACTTTGATCCAGAAACTTTTGCATTGTTGATTGCAAAAGAATGTATCAATGTCGTGGAAACATTGAGTCCTGGTTATGATGATTATCGTAATCAGATTGAAGACGCTTTCCGTAGAGATTGCGTAGGACAACTGAAACAACGTTTTGGAATCTAATGATGAATGAAGTTTTTAAAAAGCTTTCAAACGAAGCAGGATTGTATGTTGACTTTAACGGTGAGCCCTGGCCTAAATGGTTAGGTGCAGAAAATGCTGATAAGGCCTATCGTACATTTTTTTCACTAGTTATTGACGAGTGTAAGCAAACATTAGTCAATCACGGTTACACAGATGCGGCACAGTGTTTAGAAAAAGAGTATGCCGAAGATTGGCAAACATTTAACTTTCCGGAGATTTAAAATGACAAACTTATTAGTAGGGTTTATTCTTGGTATCGTTGTCTCAACAGTTGGCTTTAGTGGTATCGCTAAAATGGCTGATAGAAGTATAGACAAGGTTAAAGAAGTGACCATTGAACAAACAAAGTGAAATATAAACGTAAAAAGGTGGAGGAGATTATGGGACTAGATATGTATGCTTATGTTGCCAAGAAAAAAGGGCAATACAATGATTTCTATGAGACCGCAGAGTTTGATGAAACCTCTAAGGACTTTGTAAGTAAGACAGTTAATAAGCCACATGAAATTGCTTATTGGCGTAAGCATCCTAACTTGCATGGTTGGATGGAACAACTATGGGAACGCAAAGGTCGTCCGAGGCAAAGTGTTGGTTGGCCTATATTCAACGGCATTGAACTTGAACTAACTTGGGATGACTTGGATGACCTTGAACGAGCTATTCGGCACGGACAACTTCCAGACACAGAAGGTTTCTTCTTTGGTAATCCTTCTGACAATCATTACTATGAACAAGACCTTGAGTTTGTAAACAATGCTAAGGCAGAAGTGTTCTTAGGATTGAAAGTATTTTATAACAGTAGCTGGTAATGAATAAATTTTATTTTGCTTATGGTATGAATACCAATGTTAATGAGATGACCTTACGTTGTCCTAATGCCGTTAACCTTGGTAAGTGTACCTTAAAGAACTTTGATTTAAAATTCAGACACCACGCTGATATTGATCTTGTTCCGGGTAGTGAAATGGAAGGAGTTCTTTGGTATATTACTAGTAAATGTGAAAAAGCATTAGATGGGTTAGAGGGATATCCGTACTACTATAATAAAATTAATGTAG